AGGCAGTGGTAATAATCCCTCTCGTAAACTTCCTCCTGGTGCATCAACATCTCTGAACTCACCTGGCTGTAAAGGGTTGTCATCATCTGCAACTCTTAAACCTCTAGCTTTAAATCCTGCAGGTAAATTTGATAATGTTCCTGCATCTAGTAATTGTCTTAGTGCTGCTGTTGCAGTTCTTGATAAACCACCAAGCATGTGCACCAGACCAAAACCATAAAAACTAAAACCAGGTAAAAATTTATAATGAACAAAATATTGTGTTCTTGCCCTTCCAGGATCATCTTCTCTGTAGTTTCTATATATAGATAAAACTTTTCCAGAACCTTCGTCTATTGTAACAATGTAAGGTACTTTGATTCCATCATCACTATCAATACCCTCTATGTTTAAATCAACATGCATCTCTAACAGTTGATATAAATTATCTTGATAAGATTTTTTTACTCCTGAAATTTGTCCTTCTTTTTCTTGTAAAGCTGTTTCATTGTCAGTCGTTTTAATATCAACATCTCTGTACATACCAGACACTTGCATTTTTCTAATTTCATTTTCTGTTCTTCTAATAACGTGAGTTATTCTTTCACATGAAGGGAAATCTGTTGTTTGATATGGAACATACAAGTCATCACTAGGAACAAATTTAGAGACGGGTCTGCCTAATCCTTCATCAAAATAAACTTTTTTAAAAGCAGATCCAGACAAAGGTAAATAAAATAATAAAGAATCTAAATCAGGATCATACTCCTCCATCTCGTAAGTAATCTGATAGTTCATGAAATCTTTTACACGCTGTGCTCTTTCTTCTTTTAGTGGATCTACTTGACCAATGATTTGCGTATTTACTGGTCCGCCAGGTGGTAATAATTCTTTGTAAGCTTGTGCTTGAAATTGTGTTACCGCTTCAGATAACATTGGATGTGTTACAGAGCTAGCTCCTTGAAACGGCTGTGATCTCTCTTGATATTTAAAACCAAGTAGATCTAAACCTTTTTTATATGTTTCTTCCCAGTCTTGTCTTGATGCTTTATCTTCTTCAAACGAGTCTCGTAAGTCATTTGCTATTACTTGTAATTTATCTTCTTCAAGAACTTCAGCTAAGTTCATATCAAATGTTGTAGGTATTAATGATTCTTGTTCTCCGATTACAGCTGAGCCATCTTCCATTATTTCAACATTAGGATTTGCTTCTTCAACTTGTATATCAACGACGTTTTGTGCCATTTGTTCCGTTTCTTCAGGAAACGGAGGCGGGTCTGGAGTAAATCCAATAGGTTTATCAACTGCCATTATGCTACCTCAAATATATCAATTATTTCTGGAGTATACACCACTCCTCCTTTTTTTCTATGAGTTTTGTGTGGTAATAACATCTCTGGTGTAATTTTAATAGCATAAGCATCACCTATACCATCAATCTTAATGATTTTAAATTCAGAATTGTTTTCTTTTGCTGCTCGTTTTAATGCTTTTTCTAACACAGAAGTGTAGTGTTTACCCTTATAATCAACACTATCAGGGCCTCCATAAAATTCTTCTGTCCCTATTCCTTTCATATCTTTAGTTCTTTGATCGACTGGAACGTTCGTGCCACCAGATTGACTGTATCTATTTTTTATAAATTTAGCAGGAGATACCGCATACCATTGTGCTGCATCATCTGCCTTATCAACAAATAATCTTTGTGCTGCCGCCGCTAAATCTCTTTTGACTACAGCTTCGCCCCACTCACTTCTAGTTTTAAAAGGTAAATTAGGAAATAATTGTCTCATCGCATTGTCACTTATCGCTGTTTGTAAGTTATCCAACATCTGTCTTTCTTTTTTCAAAGCCTCTTGAGATTTAGCCACTAGTTCACCGTCAGGTCTTGTTCCAGCTGCCGCTAAATCTTCAAATATTTTTTTGTTTTGTTGAAACTCGTTTATAAACTGTTGCATTTCAACATCAGATTTAAACAATGGTCTAAATACCGTTCTGTTTTTTGCATAGAACTCTGCGACTTCAGGATTTAAACCACGAATATCAGAGCCGTAATCCGCTTGTTGTATAGCTAATCTTCTGTCTGCAGGAGTGGCATCTAAAAAATCACCCATTTGTTTGAGTAATTTTTCCTCAAATCGTTTTGCATTTTGTAATACATCTGATTGTATCTCATCTGCAAAGGTAACAATTGTTTTACCTTGACCTTTTGTTGTAGCTTCTAACTCTTTTATTCTAACTGAATCATTTTGTATTTTACTTTTAAATTGTCTTATCTGTGTAAGAAGTGCTGGATCTATCTCTTCTAAATTTGAAGTACGCATTTCAACTCTTTGTGCTATCTCTGTTGGATTTAAAGTATCGACAGGCGGTCCATCAAAACCCTCTCTCAAAAGTTTAGTGTAAGCAGAAGCATTTAACCCTTTTAGTTGGTTGTTAAGTTTAGTTTGATTTTTCTTCATTGTTCGAAGACTAGCCAGATCAGCTGCTAATTGAATACCTGATCCTGTTTTTTCTATAGGTACTGTTGCATTACGGTCCGTGAGCCGCGACCAAGCAATAACGTATCTTTGAGCGAAGTCATGTGCTGCGCCACCTTCAGGTAAAGCATCAGGATCAAGTGGTATTTCTTTTGACGGAAGATACATAACTGATTCTCTATATGAATCAGGTAAAGCTCCTCTTTCTTGATACCCTGCATATTTAACAGGAGCAGTGCCTCCATATTTTTCTGATCCGTAAACTACATTGTCAATCTTACGAATTGGTGCTGCACGTATAATTGTTAGCATCTCCTCTGCATTTAGAGGTGTATTATTTTTTCTTGCAGATTCAATATATCCAGCTAGAGCATTGTCCTCTATCTCAGCTTTGCCTACACCTTTTTTATTTATAAAATCAAAAAAGGCATCTGCAGATGTAAACTCTTTTGGTGTATTAGGGTCCATGAGCCGTGCTTCAAGGCCCGAGTAAAAAACAGATTCAGCCGTCTCTGGTGAATCAATAATCGTATCACCAATTTTTTTCTCAGCATTTTGTAAATTACTTTTTTCACCTTTGCTAAATTTTTGTGCTAGCATTTTAAATTTATCAACATTTGATATCGCCCATAAAGGTACTTTACCAAAAAGATTAGCCATCTGAACTTCTGGCATCTGTTCGTCTTTTGTTGGTTTTAGTTTTGCATCGTCAAATAAAGATCCTAAATCGTCTACTGATTCATAACCTGATTGATTCAAAATATCCTGTATGTTTACATCTTCGCCAGCCATACCTGTCATATCAATTGAATCGGTAAATTGTCCTGGATCACCGCCCAATGCAAATTCTGGAACTGTTGTTGCATCTTTTAACAACTGATCTTCGTCTGATAATTCTGTTTCTACTTTTGGTCTGATTAGTTTTTGATCTGCATCTTGAAACATTTCAGGATTAGCATCAACAATTTCTTGTTTATAAAATCCATCTTTATCAAATAAAGTTCCGTCACCCATTTCAGTCGTAGCAAACAAACTAAAAGGTAAACCAATTTTAGCTAGCTTGTTAAAGTTTCTAATTAATTTTTTAACTGTTGTATTTTTCTTCTTCATGTCTGAAAGCTTCAAACCTTTTGGTATTGCTGCTTTTGTCAATGTTGAATAAAGTTTTTTAAGTTTACCTCCCTCTGCTGCTTTGTATTTTACATGCAATTGACCCACTGTGTAAGGAAAGGCTTCTCTTAAAGCTTTGTAAGCTTTTGGATTAGAATTTTTTATTTTTGTTAGAAGTTCAAAACCACCTACAGCAGATCCTATCATGCCTGCAGTAAATCCTGCAGCTTCAGGTCCTGTTGCTTCTCCAAGAGTTTCAAACATCTGATCATCAGGATTAGTATTTTCTAATTTTGCAAATACGGGAATTATTTCTTTTAATTCTGGTATGGCCTCTCCAAAATCAGCCCCTGCACCAAACATACTTAAACCTAAAGCTTGGTTTTGAAGCATAGTCTTAGGAGCATCGTAGACCCCAGTAGCAAATCCTGCTACCGCTTCTCCTAGTTTATTTCTCTCTTGTTCAGCCATTTTAGTATTCTAGCATTTCTTCAATAGAAGCGAAACCTCCTTTTTCAAACCCGTCAGGTAAGAAATATTCGCCGCCTTCTTTGATTATGTTTAAATTCTTTCGTTGAGTGTTTAAATCAAAATCTGAACCTATGTAATTAAATTTTTTGTTACCTTTCAACGAGTTTATCAGCTGTCCAGCATCATAAAAAGCCTTGCCGTAAGATCTATATTGGCCAGTTTTTTCATTAAATATTCTAGATTCTACACCAAGCATTGTCATATCTTTAACAATTGCATCTCTTGTTTTAATTAATCTTCTAATAGCATTATTGCCTTGTCTTGTTTTTCTTAACATCGGCGAAGACAAATCTTTTATCTCATCTAATACAATTTGTAGTTCATTTTCTAATTTTATATGAATTTTATTTCTAGGCTCTGTTGTAAAAAATGTTGGATATTTTACCTGATCAACTTGTCTTTGTGAAAAATCATCTCCTTCGCCATATAAAGCTATTCTTCTTACTTTCATTAATTCATGACCTTTTTGTAAATTAGGAATTTTTGGTTCTATATAAATTAATTTTTCTCCTGTCTGTGCTTCAACCTTTTTTTGCATCGCTAAATTAAATTGGTCATTCTGTTTTCCTTTATCTAAAAAAATAACTTTTCCGTCATCATCCAAAACAGGATCTAATGTAACTCTATCTCTTTTTATGTAAACGCCATTTTTTAATCTGTCATACACTTTGTTTTTGTATCCCGTAAATCCTGATCTTTGAAAACTTGTTCTAAGTGTTTTATCTTGAGTAGATTTACTTGGAGTTGGAAACATATTTTTTTGTAGTTCCGCAATCTCAGCATTTTGTAATTCTTGTAATCTATTTCTTTCTGTTAAAAGATCCTGCGCTTCTTGATATTCTATTTCTTTTATTTTTTTTATTTCTTCAGCATTAGTATAAACCAAACCATCTTTACCTTTGTAAGGTAAAACTCTTTGTCCACTTTCAAATTGATCAATAAGATTATCGGCGTAGGCATTAAAATTTTCTTGAATTTTTAAATCTTGCGGTGTGTTTGTGGTGTAACCTCCAACATCATTTATACTTTTACCACCATAATCTAAATACATCTGTCTAGTTAAAAAATCAGTGTGAGCCATTTTAGTTAATTGTCTTTCAGCAAGATCATAACGTTGCTCAAAAGTAAGATTTCTATATTCAGGTACACTTCCTAAAAGATTGGCCTCTCTAATAGCATAATCACGTATATCATCTTTGTAATCATTCCAAGTCGTGTTATTAGGCATAAATATACTGTCTTCATTTACATATCTTTTGTAAAACTGATCGTTTACTCCAACAGCATCCTCGATACTTCTAGCAGGAACAGCGTCTTCTACTTGTGCTATTTCATCAAAAATATCTAATGTTTGATCAAAATCGTCTTTTATTTCTTCTTTGGCTTCAGATTTTAATTTTATATTAAAAACTCTGTTCTTTTCTGCTTGTTCTAATTGATTTTGTCTGAGGTTATATGCTGTCAACAAATCCTCTTGTGACATTTCTTCAAAGTCACTAAATTTTTTTACAATACCACTTTTTAGTAAATCATCGAGTACGTCAGCACCAAATCTTACAGCATCTCCGCCTTTATCAACAGCTATTTTAAATAATCCCTCGCCAAGTTTTTGCTGTACACTCATTAATAATATTCCCTTTGCTGCACGTATTTAGGCTCATCTACATAATCTGAGTCTAATTGAATGAAGTTTCCTTGCCTGAAACGCAACAACGCTTGTGTTGTTGAATCGACTAAATCGTCATGATCACCATAAGGGAAAGCAGCGCATTCTTCAATAACTTCTTCTGCCCACCGATCATCAGTGCACCATACCTGTCCTGCTTCGAAGAGGGGAGCTACGGAGTTTACACGAACGTGTTTATCATTGCCCTTACTAGGCGTATAAGTCACTACGGGGATCCCTACTTGACGTAGCTCCTGCGTTAAGGGCATACCAGAAGCTTTCGCTTCGATCAAGATTGTTTCTGGCTCC